GTCAAAGTTGAATTAAAGATCAAAGAAAAAGACAAAGCATATGTGGACCCACAATTTGTAATTTATACTAAGAAGAGTGGAGTGTTATTTAATTATGAAGAAGAAATAAAAACAAATGCAAAATTTTTAAAAGAAATTGAGACTACAAAGATAGATGACAGAATAATACAAAAATTAACTACAAAAATGATCAATACCCAAAGATTAGATGTAAACGCCTTTAGACAGTTCATAACATTTTTAAATAAAGAAGACCCAACATTGAACTTGAATCACGTAGCAATTCCAGTAATAGCAAGATGTATCCAAATGACATATGATTTAGAAACACAATTCAAATTGCTAGACTCATGGAAAACAACAGAAATAGTGAATTTATTCCATGCTGACCAAATGAAGATAAAACCATCTAATTTATGGGCAGCTATCAAAGCAAAAAGAGGATATGAATATATTTGTATGTACATCAAGGAATCACTTAAAATCAATGAAGAGGCTCAATTAAACACATTGGGTTTCTAAGAAGGCCTCAGTTGGAAGTGGGGGATAGACGAATACATCGTAATCACTCCACAACTAAATATAATTATTTATATCAACAGCAACAACTCTTATATTTAGGCACAACATTAACACCAAATTTACTCAAACACGCTAATGCACCAGCAATACCCACAGAAAGACATCCACATCCAAAATATCCCTATCAAAGAATAAAAATAACCACTTGTGATCCAGAATTGAAAACTTTAATGCAAAAAACTAAGCTCAAAACACCCAGTGAACAAATATCCGCAATATCACCACAACAATTAACATGTAAATGCCCTAATCAAATAAAATATGTTAAATTACTGGATACACAGATCCATGATGATAACGAAGCAATGGTTTGGACTGCATGTAGGCATACAACATTTGCAGCAGCAAAAAGACAAATGAAAGCTGCACCTACTCCACAACCGCAGGTAGCTGATGATTTTATTCAACACTCAATGAAAATAATAGAAAAAGAAGTTGGTGATCAATTAAAGAATTTTCAATATTCAGTAAAAGACTGGTACAACCATTTAAACATAAAGAAAAAGAAAGAATTAAAACCTGTCATAGATTATTATAACCATGATAAAGCTTATAATTTGAAACCACGAGAATATAGAAACATAATCAATAAACATTACACAGGTATTTTGAAAGAAGAATTGCAATTGACTGATGGAAAACCACGAATGGTTTGCTCAATACCACAATCAACTAAATACATCATGGGACCCATAACATGGCAGTTGGAAGAATTATTTCAAGATAAACTACAAGGTTATTGCGGAGGGCAGAATTTGGAACAAATGGCAGATAAAATAAATCATTACTTATCTGAAGGATTTACAAAAATAGTAGAAGGAGATGGTTCAGCATTCGATAATACGCAAGACGTCTCACTCAAAGAATTGGACAGAAGCATCTATAGAATGATTAGAGATAAAGTTTACCATGTACCAGTCAACGACTTTGATGAAGTGTCACAAGCTCTGTATAAAACTATGGATATCGAATATGTTGATAAAGAAACTAAGAAAAAGAAAAATCTACTAACCTACACAATACTAGGCACAGTGTTTTCAGGTGACTGTGATACAACTCTCATGAATACAACAAGAATGGCCATGTACAACCGTTATGTTAATGATAAAGCTGGATTGGAATTCGGAAAAGATTATATATGTTTTGCAAAAGGCGATGATTTCACAGTCATGTATAAGCCCTATGTAAGCAATGAATTTATCAATAAACTTTATTATGCATATTTCTTACCTGCAAATCCAGACACAACTAAACCAGATACTCGGGTATACGGAC